TTCTGCATTTCCAACTGCCATTAAATATGTCCAATGATTGTCTGCGGATTAAATCCTGAGCCTTTTGCTGCTTGTCTAGCAGGTTGTACTGGTCCTGTTGCTTGTGGTCCACCAACAATTCCTTTACCAACACCTGAACCTGATTGTTGAATAGGGTATCCACAATCGTAACAACGCGCTCGTGAACCTTCTCCTCCTGCATAATTACCACTTCCACATCCAGGACAACGAGGTGTTGTTTGAATCTGTTGTGAAGGCGGATATTGCGCAGGTTGAACAGGTTGAGGAGGATATGCAGGTGTCTGCGGTGTGTACTGCTGTGGAACTGGTGCCAACGGAACTTGTGGTTGCGCGGGTTGTGGCGTTCCTAGTTTATTTGCCCACCAATCATTAGCCATTGTTGTCCTCCTTATAAGCGTCCCATGTGTCTATCACTAAGGGTTGGATAATATCAAGTTCTACACCAGATGAAAAGGCGGTGACAATGGCGGAAAATCCTATAGCTTTATAGAACTCAGTCATATGTTCAAGTTCTTCAGGACCAAATTCATCACCTTCAAGTAGCCCTTCTTTCTTCATATCTCTCATCTGCACTGCAACAATAATCTTTGCGTTTAATTCACTGATAATGTCCATAAATGGAACAAGGTCATCTAGTTGTTCTAGTCTGTCTTCGCTGTCTTGGATTTCTTTACTTTCACCCTCATCACTAACAGGGTTTAATCCTAGAAGCACAGAAACTTCATTAGGATATTCAACACTTAAATCGTATAACGACCAACGAGTAATGGTGCTAAAAGGAATTTCTTTCTTAATAATTTCATATTTAGGAAGGTTAAACCTGTCACGAAACCAACTCATTTCGCCTCTCCCCACTTTTGAACAATTTTGACATCCGCAATAAGCGGAACATCCAACAAGTCTATACCTTCCATAGCCTGCCTAATACATTCAGCCGTTTCATCGGCTCTGTCATCAGGGGTAAGGGTGACAAGTTCATCGTGGACTGTAAGTAGTAAGCGTGACTCTTTAGGAATCATGTCTTGAGCGCGAACCATAGCAAGCTTAATAATGTCTGCTGCTGAGCCTTGAATACGGGTGTTAAACGCTTGGCGTTCTGCACCTGCTTTCTCACCAAAATTCTTAGAGGTAATTTCAGGAAGATACCTACGGCGACCTAGCAAAGTCGTAACGTAGCCACGCTTACGAGTAGTACCAATAACCATGCTTCTATATTTATTTACAGCAACAAATTTAGCCTCAAAATCATTTAACAAACTTTTAGCTTGATTGACTGTACAACCAATTTGGTTAGCAATCTTGTCTGGTCCTACGCCGTATGCCATGGCTAGTACTAAAACCTTTCCAGCTTTACGATTTACTCCCATAGTCTCACCTACAGTTGTGTATATATCTTTACCTGTTAGGTAGTTATCTAACATAATTGGGTCTTTAGCCATAGAAGCAATGACTCTTGGTTCAATTTGTGAGTAATCGGCAACCACTAATTTGTAACCTTTAGGGGCGGCAAATAAATTACGCAACATACGACCGTACTGTTTATCCTCAGGAACTTTTTCTGGGTCCTCAGGAGCAGGTATGTTTTGAAGATTTGGATTACGGCTAGAGAAACGACCTGTTTCAGCCCCGTGCTGAACAAAATCGCAATGAATTTTGCCGTTTATTAAAAGGCTTTCCTTTTGTGAAATCTTAGATTTACCATTGCTTGTACGAGTAATTTCTCCACCTAAATAGGGGATTACATAGGTAGTAAGAAGCTTATTTAAATCAGCGTAATCTAACAAAGCTGCTACAAGCTCATTGCTATTTCTATACAGCTCTAACGCTGGTCCTGATACTGAATAGTCAGATACATCTAGTTCCTTGCCTTCTTCATCTTTTTTCTTACCCTTATCAGTAAGAACTTTAGGCTTTAACCCTTGTCCTCCATCACTTTAGGGGCAAATAAAAGTTCTTGTTTCTCAGGGTTAGAGTTAATATTAAAAACTTTACCTGCAATACGGTAAACATCAGCCCTAGCTTTTTCAATTCCAATTTCTAATTTATCGTAAAGTATCTGAAGTTGTACGGTATCTATAGGGGCGCCTTCTAACTTCATAGCGCATAACACCTTAAGAACGCTCATCTCTAACTTCATTACGTTATTAAGCTGTCCTTCTTCAAGTTTCTTTTGTAAAACATTCTTATAAAGCATGTAGGTGTACTTAGCATCAAGGTAAGCGTACTTAGCTACGGTACTAAAGGCGTACTTTTCCACCTCTTTACCCACACCTTTAACCATATGATACCCAAACTCACGAGATAGGCAATCATCAAGACCGCATTTGTTTTTGTTTTTATTGTCATATAAAAATGACGCAATCATTGTGTCAAAGTAAGGGCCTGTAGGGACTTGACCACTGTAGTACTTAGCAATAGAAGTTAAATCAAAAACAAGGTTATGTCCTACAAGCGTTCTACCAGTCCCAAACATTAAAGGCTTTAACGCTTCAAATACTTCTGCAGGAAATAGTTGTACTGGTGGTGGACCATAAGTTGTAACAGCTTTTCTCTTATCTTTTGAGTAATCAGACTCTCGTATAGATAAGACCTCTTCTTTGCGCTGTTGACCCGTGGGTGTCAAAGGAAACGCTTCACCTTCAAACTCTCCATTTGGATGCCCTAAAGGAATAACATCACCACGACCATTAGTTGCTAAAGAAATCCACAGCACTTCGTTGACCACAGTAACTCCCCGTTGTGGTCCAACGGTTTCTAAATCATATGCAAAAGACTCTTGTGTTAAATAATACGCAACTAATTCATCAAGTTGTTCTTTGGTAGTAATGATGTTCATAAAATCCCCTTAAGGCAGAAAGGCCACGAAAAAGGGGTTAACGTGGCCTTCCTACATCTATTGTTAGATTAAAGCGCTAGCAACTTCATCTAGTTCGCCAACTGTTAGGCGACGAAGTGATGAAGCATCAAAAGGCTTCATCTCTGCAATTGCTGCTTCAACCTTAGCCTCTTCAAGACCGTAATCTTCAGAGAGGTCACGACCCTTTACAGGGTTCAAAGTGTATACAGTGTGCTGCATCTGTCCACGGCGTGACACTGCCCAATAGTTCTTGGATAGTGGTCCTGCTGGTGAATGATGAGCAGCGTGTAGGGATTTAAAGAATAGTGGAGAAGCCACAAGCTTTGTAAGTGTGGTCTCTGTTGGTGTTAAAACGGCAACAGAAAACGCATACTTCTTTTCAGGCTTGTGATTAAGCTTTACACATAGAGGACATCCACTACCAAGACAGGTATATGAACGCTGTCCTTCAGTCTTCTGTGTAAGAAAGTGTTGGCTATAAATAGCGTATGGACCATCTGGGTCCAAGAATTTAATAACCTGTAGTTGGTCAGTGAGCTTAAAGTCATTGACGTATTGCTTAGGCTTGATGGCCTCTTCTGCAGCATCCCAACCTGATTTAATTGCATCACCTGTTGATGCGCTACCTTCTGGTCGTGCTTCGATATTTTCAATTGCGAAATCGTCCGTTGCTGGTACGAATTCATCTGTGCTTTGAACTGACATTTGAACTGCTCCTTTAATTTATTTGAACTGCTAGTTTGAACTGCTATTTTGAATTGCTTGAGTTTCTTCTGCTTGGATTTTACTCCAAGCCTCAGCAAGCTCTATTGAAACATGCTGATGTAACGACCATTCTATACGCTTTACGTCTAGAAGTCCATTTTTAGCAAATATTTCAATGGCAATTTCAATCATGGCTCGGCTATAAAGGCGTCTTCCTTTATGTTCCTCACCATGTTTATTCTTTTTAGTGGGTAGTCGATAAGGTGCTTTAGGTAGGTACCCATTGTCATTCCAGACCCGTACTGAAACAAACGGTCTTCCTAAAGCTTGAGCTAGCGCACCAACAGTAAATAGCTCGACATCTTTTCCGTTAGGAAGTGTCTTTACCTGTGGCTTTGCATCCCATTGCTGTATCGGCACGTGTTCAACGGCTTTGGGTGCATTATCGCGTCGCTTTCTTTTACTGCCTGGATAGTAGACGTCCAAGTCAGCAAAAGTAGAATCTATAAAGTCTTCTGTCATTATTTAACCAAAAATGCGTATGTAATCTTTTTAGGAAACATGGATTCAATCTCATTTTCTGTAAGCAGACCCTTAGAATAGGCAATAATAATTTTATCTTGGTCTATTTGCTCTACAGTTTTAGTACATTGTTCCTTGAGGTTCTTCTGCTCAAGTAGAGGTATAGCCACTTCTAAATCAAGTGGGTTAGAAACTTTGCGTTGTTTAGTAAGAGTAACACCGTCAACCTCAAGTATCAGATGACCTTTGCTATCTTCTTCACCAAGTTCTTCTACGGTTGTTAGAAGGCGCTTTTTTAATTCAGCTTCTCGCTCATTAAGAAATTTAATTTGTTCTTTAAGTGCAACGTACTGTTTTACTGTCTCATTAATAGCCATGTAACCCCTTAGATATATAAGAGGAGGCTATTGCTTTACTTAGAAGTTGTCAAGTAATCCTCTAGGGCTTTAATAATAATACTAGTAACGGTTACGCGCTCTGAAGCAGCCTTCTTCTGTACGGCTTTCCATAGGTCATCAGGAACTCTTATGGTGCGAGTTGGAGTCTTGGCTGTTGTAGGCATCCGTAAAGTCTACACGGAAGCTAATGTGAGGAATTGCTTTAAACTGCCCACAGTAAGCGGAACACCGCCTTTATCATCAATTCCTTCGCCATCTATGATGGCATTTGCTACAGAGCTCTTCTGTTGAAGTGCGTCATGTTGGCGCTCCTCTATAGAACCATCCATAATTAAATCTTGGATAACGATGGTCTGCCAAGTTGATGAGGCTCTTTTTATACGACCATTACGTTGCGTTGCGCTTCCTGCTGACCAAGGTAAATCAAAATTAATAAGTAAATTAGCAGCAGGTAAATCCACACCATATCCACCAGCATCACTAGATATAAGCACTCTTACTTCAGGTAGAGTGTTAAAGGCAATTTTATTATCTTCTTTTGTCTTTGCATCTAACTTTCCAGAGTATAAACGGCACTGGTCTTTACCAAGTTTTTCAGCAATCATATCCAACATATCTACATACGTTGCAAAAATTACTACTTTGTTCTCTTGATTTTGTTCAAGAAAATCTTGTACATACTGAACAAGGCATTCCAATTTAGGTGAACTATGAACCCCGTCAAGAGCGCCAGTATCAAAAAGCTCGTGAGCATAAGCAGACCCCTCTCCATTTAGTAGTTGAAACTTATCAGCGCTGGTGCGCAGTAAGTCTGGGTGTGAACACAACATCTTTAAACACCCAATCTTAGACATAATCTTTCCACGCATTTCATCTTCTGGACCATTACGAGAGCTTTCAACTCCATAATGAACCAAAATGTTAAAAGTTCCACCGAATAAAGTTTGCGCATCATCTAGGTCTTGTAGCAAATCTTTTCGTATGCGCTCATAGAGTTTGGCAGACTTTCTATCAAAGACAACTTTTATTGGGTCTTTATGAATAGAGTCTGGAAGGAAAGGAGCAACATCTGGGTCTTTCTGCGCTTTACGAACAGAGGCTTCTTTCATAATCTCGTGAAGGTTAGAAAGATTTTTGTAGCGCTCTACGCCACCCCATGTATTTCTTACAATATAAAGCTGGTCAAAGTATTCAAAGCGTTTTAATACGGAGTCATCTACAAATTGCATAATGCTAAATAGTTCTTCAGGCTTACCGTTTTCAATAGGGGTACCTGTAAGGGCAAATTTAAAAGGAGCATTATTTAAACGTTTAGTGTATTTAGACCTTTTAGACCTAAAAGACTTAATAGCCGTAGCTTCGTCTAATACGACAAATCCTCGTGGGAGTTTCTTGATGTAGTCCCAGTCGTTAACAACTTGCTCGTAGTTAAGAATGATGTAGTCAACTTTGTTGGTTCGCCAATCGGAGGCTTTAGCGTATTGCTCTTCTCTTTTAGCTTTGGTTCCATCAATGACCAGAGCGTTTGAAGTACCATTTGTAAATTTCTCAATCTGATTAGCCCACTGGTATTTAAGTGAGGATAAACAGATTACCAAACCTGGCTCTGTAATTTCGCGTGAATCCATAAGGCGTTCAATAGCAGCGATGGTGAGTACAGTTTTACCTAACCCAAGGTCGTAAGCCACAAGCATCTTCTTGCGCTCGCACATACGGTCTACAGCTTCAGGCTGATAAGGGAGTAAAGTTCCCGTAAAGGTCATGTTAAAGCCTTTGCAACCTGTTCTTTTAAAAAATCTAAATCGGCGGTGTTAGAAATTTGCCTATCAAAATCCCAATCATCCAAAGCGTGTTCGGATACATGGCTATTAATAGCGTTTATATCAGGGCGTGTAACACGCCATATTTGCCCACCGTATAACTTAATTCTCTTCGCTTCGTTAGGAAAACGAACATCTGTAAAGACAACACGACTAGAAGTTAATAACCCTTTAAAAGCTTGGTCTACCCAAAAGTTTTCTCCAAACATTTCACGACCAACTTCTGTACCAAATACTTGAAGTAACCTACGAACTTCGGTTTTAGCCTTAGCAATTTCCCAACCAAAATCAGAAACTACTGCGCTTAAATGGCTACCATTTTCAAGAATAGGGTCTAAGGTTAAAATTGCTTTACGAATAGGCGTTGCAAAAGCTTTGTTCCCATATCCATGCAGACCTATAAGCATTCCAGCAATGG